ACACGGTTAAGCGTAATGCTTGTCTTTCCAAGCTGTCAAGGTCTAAAGCTAACCTAATGAAACACGACCCTTATCATTGATGAGTTTCTGCTTGCTAAAGGCTTGACGAGTTTAACTCAGGCCAAATTTCATGCCAGTTGTTAATTTCTTTTCTACTGAACCGGCCTTTAGACTGGCGTTCAAGCTCGGCTGCAATGATTACCATCTTGTCAGCTGGCAAACCGTTATGCTTCCATTGGCTGACTGCGCCAGGCGTAACTCCACACCGTTTGGCTACTGCAAACGTACCGCCTAATGTGTCAATGATTTCTGTTGTATTCATGTAGATAGCTTAACAGATGAGTTTTTATATGTGTTGACTTATCTGTTTAGATACCTTAATATCTATCTTACTGGCATACCCGTCAGGACAACATACAGGTGCATAAATGAAAGAACTAGCAAAAGCATTAGTCACGGCTCAGGCAGCAATGTCCCACGCAGCCAAAGATAGTAAAAATCCCCACTTTAAATCTGCATATTCAAGTCTGGCATCAGTCATTGACGCTGTGCGGCCTGCTCTGTCCGCTAACGGTTTAGCTTTTGTGCAGATGTTGCATACGGCAGACGGTGGCGTAGCAGTCGAAACAGTTTTAATTCATGAATCTGGTGAGCAGCTGTCTTGTGGCACGTTGTTTATCCCTGCAAGCAAACAAGATGCACAGGGCTACGGTTCAGCGATTTCGTATGCAAAACGCTACAGTTTACAAAGTGCGCTTGGCATTGCATCTGAAGATGATGACGGCAATTCAGCGGTTAAATCAGCGCCAGTTAAGGTCGTTGAGAAACCCAAAGGCATAGAGTTAGACAACACTATTGCACAAATGGCATCAGCGGTTAGTTACGAAAGTCTGAAGGACATATTTAGGGCAGCATGGACTATTTGTTTGAAAGAGCAACAGATTCCATTGAAGGCTGCATACGATCAATTTAAAGCAAACTGGGAGAACCAATAATGGCTTCAGATTTAAACCGTTGTGAGTTTATTGGGCGTTTGGGCAAAGACCCTGAAGTACGTTACACCGCTGACTCTAATGCAATCTGTAATTTCTCAATTGCGGTAGGGTACAAGACCGCAACCAAGGAAACGACAGAATGGGTCAGGATCACGGCGTTTGGCAAGTTGGCAGGAATATGTGCCGACTACCTGAAGAAAGGCTCACAAGTCTTTATAGCGGGTCGTATGACCACTCGCAAGTGGGTCAACAAAGATGGCGTTGATCAATACACAACTGAGGTGGTTGCTGACCAAATGCAGATGCTTGGCGGCAAGCCTGTTGAAGATGCACCGCCAGTTGCTGCGCCTGCCAAACCAAGGTCTGATGCTTATCGCCAAATTAAAGAAGGGATTGTTGTGCCTCTTGATGAAATGATTGACGATGTGCCGTTCTGATGACTCAAACAGAAGAAGCAATACTTATTTCTTGGCGATTGCAACAATGGTATGAAGGCATGGTTCTTGATCAAAGAGCCGTGCAAGATTTACAGGATGCAATTGAAATGCTTAAACAACTCGCTAAAAAGGTACAAAAATGATTATTAAATCAGCAGACTCAGAATCAGGCCATTGGTACGCAGCTGACGGTTCGCCAGCGTACAAAATCATTGGCAAAAACGGCAAAGAACGCAACACAACTGTTCGGGACGCAAGGGAACTTGGGTTAGTACCGTCGGTAACTACCATTCTTGGAATTATTGCCAAGCCTGGGCTTAACACTTGGCTGCAACAACAAGTTTTACTAGCGGCGCTGACATTGCCACGCATTGCTGGCGAAACGGAGGAAAACTGGCTAGAGCGGGTTATTTCCGATTCTAAGTCTACAGGCCGTGATGCCATGGATCGTGGCACACAAATGCACGGCGTGTTGGAACGGTTTTATAGTGGCGAACGTGACGATTACCCACGCTATGTTGACCAGGTTGATGCGTCGATCAGAATCCACTTTGGGCAAGATCATACTTGGGAAGCAGAGCGATCTTTTGCATACGAAGGGTTTGGCGGCAAAGTGGATTTGATTGCTGAGAATATTGTGATCGACTTTAAAAGCAAAGATAAGCTCGACAAAGTTGTGCCGTATCACGAACAAATCATGCAACTGGCGGCTTACCGTGTTGGTCTTGGCAAACCCACAGCCAGATGCGCCAATGTGTTCTTTACTGCCGAGGGTGATGTAAAACTGATCGAACATTCAGAGGATGATCTAGCCTCTGCCTGGGATTGCTTTCAGTATTTACTTGCGTTCTACAAGCGTAAAAACAACTTATAATAAATTGCGGGGAAAGCCGTGTCCCTCACACTCCTTGTTCAGCGAGTACCCGCACTTTCAACAAAAATACAACAATTAGGGTTTGTCCCTATAAATAATGCTTGCATTGATTGTTTAGCTATCTTAATATTTGCACATGGCAACACGCCATTAACCACGACAAAAGGTACATAAATGAAATACTCATACATCCAAATAACAGACGAAGGTAAACGCCAGCTGATGCGTGAATTAAGCCACGAGTTATCTGACAAAATGATTGCCAAACTAATGGATCAATTTGCCGATGGCGTAAAAACAGATAGTAACGGCGAACCGTACATCAAGATTGACCGTGACGATGTGTTGATGTGTGCTGTGCCAATGTACACACATTTCATTGACATCAACCACATTGAAAAAGTCACAGCTAACGAGGAGGATGGCAGCGATGAATAAGCACAATTGGCCTTTTTTAACAGACCTTGGTGATTCAAACTGGACAGGTCGCACCACTCGCACAATGCGTTGCCAAACACGCTACACACGGGCTGACGAACGCATACCGCCAGTGGCTTGGGTAATTGGCTTGTTGATGTTGGCAATGGTGTTTGGTTTTTTTCCACTCTTATCGGTGTTGATGACATGAGCCGTGAACTATTACAACAATGCTTAGATTTAATTACTGAGCTTGATAAAGATGGCATGGTTTTAGAGGCTGAGTTAATTTTTGCGTTGCGTGATGAGTTAGCCAAGCCTGAGCAAGAGCCTGTTGCTTGGATCAGCGATAGCCCAACAAAAGGTAACGGCAAACAATTACATTTTACAAAAGCTGATGCGTGGAAATGGTCAAGCAACATCACGCCACTTTACACCGCACCACCACGCAAAGAATGGGTCGGGCTGACCGAAGATGACATATTTGAATGTCAACTTTTATTAGGAGATTTTGCCCGCGCCATCGAAGCCCGTCTCAAGGAGTTAAACACATGAACCAAGTCGCTCGTAACACCGACCCCGCTACTAGTTGGGCTGCTGCTGATTTTGCAAAGACTTTAGCGGCTCAACACGCCACGATTATTATCCAAGCCTTATGCAAGTATGGGGCAATGGGAAAAGACGGTATAGCCACGATTACAGGACTCGATGGCAACCAAGTTGCTAGGCGGCTTAGTGAATTAGAACGCAACCATGAAATCCTGTTGACTGGTCGCAACGTGCAAAGCAAGTCAGGTCGAGCAGAACGAGAATGGAAAGTTATGCCAAAACAAATGGACTTAATCTGATGCCATACGCAAAAGAAACAACACAACAAACCATCGAATTTGAAGATGCTCAACATCCCATTTGGAGTGAATGGGTGGATATGCCTGAGTTTGTGCAAGAAAAACAAGATGGTTACGCAAAAATTATTGTTCGTGTAAGGAATCAAGAAGATTTGGAAGCACTAGCAAAGGTTTTAAATCAACCTTTAACGCCTAAAACTAAAGCTGCATGGTTTCCTGCATTGGTGCGTGGTATCCATTCAAACAAAAGGTATGTGGATGAATCCTGATTACCCTGTGTACATCATTTCAAAAGGAAGATGGGATACACGATTGACTAGCAAGGCATTAGAACGCATGAATGTACCGTATCACATCGTTATAGAACCGCAGGAATATGATAATTACGCAGCTGTAATTGATCCAAAAAAAATACTTGTTTTACCTTTTAGTAATCTTGGTCAAGGCTCAATCCCTGCAAGAAATTGGGTTTGGGAACATTCAATAAGCATTGGCGCACTTAAACATTGGATACTTGATGACAATATTGAGAATTTTCATCGTCTTAACAGGAACATCAAACCAATTGCTTTAACTGGTGCAATTTTTAAAGCGGCAGAAGATTTTATTGATCGTTATGAAAACGTACCAATATCAGGTTTTAATTATTATATGTTTTGTAAAGCCTCTGACAATGTTCCACCTTTTGTTTTAAATACCCGTATTTATTCGTGTATTTTGATTCAAAACGATATACCTTACAGATGGCGTGGTAAGTACAACGAAGATACAGATTTGTCATTGCGTGTCTTAAAAGATGGATATTGCACAATTCAATTTAATGCGTTTCTTGCTGGCAAAGTATCAACGCAGCGGTTGAAGGGCGGCAATACAGATGAACTGTATAAAAACGGAACATTGGAAAAATCACAAGTATTAGCAGACTGGCATCCTGATGTTGCAAGAGTTATTTGGAAATTTGGTAGATGGCATCATCAAGTTGACTATAGAAAATTTCGACGCAACAAACTTATAAAAAAACCCAATCTTGTAATACCTAATCAAATAAATGAATATG